AATGTAATCTATACCATTTACCGGAGCAGTAGAGTCAGTAACAGCAAGACACAAATAGTGGTAATCACTTGCTCTGTTAACTGCATTTTTAGTTCCTAAATAGCGTAGATAACTAGCCATTTTTACGTCCATCTGATTCTTCATTCTGACGAATCTGGCGTTCATAGTTCTAGTTTGATTTATGTCATCTACTGGGATGTGTTTGATGTCCAACATATTGTGGGTTACCTTAAAGTATATCTATTATTTATTCTTTTTTAATTAGCTGGATTATACGACTTCTTCCAAGCTGGCTTATTTGTATCGTCTTTACGTACATATCTATCTCGTTGAGCCATCATTCTTTGCTGAGAATTACGATTATCCCAGGGTTCTGCTATGCCTTGTAAACAAGCTAAGATTCCATATCTACAACTATCAATACAGTCATCTGGATCACTAAATCTGCCTTTTTCGTCTACAAAGTAGTTCTGTGCTTCATTTAAGAAGTTAGTACAGTTTTCATTAACCATCAATGAACCAACTTCAAGCATTTGTCTCATTTGATTGATACCATATGCTTTGTGATTAGTTACTCGACCTTCACTATCTGGTGGATTCATAATAGCTTTCTCATAAACATTTAATCCATAAGATTCAAACAATTCCCTGATACTGGTCGCCGACATTGTGTAACGGCCCGCCGTATTTGCGTCAGCCGGTAGTACGATTGGTGTACCCATTACTTCTGGTCTAAGAAGATGATTAATATATTGACTTGGTACTGCTTCTTCAATGCCCTGCACAACAATTTGTCTGTGTAGATATGCCGTTCTTTCATTTGGTTCCCAATATATTAAACTAATAACTGTTTTATCATTTACTAATCCTAAGTCAAGTGATATAACACGTTGTATGTTTGGTAGTCTAGTAAAATCAATTTGTCCTGTTTGATAAGTAGGCCAATTAGATAATTGAAACACAGCACCTTTACCCATTACAGGTTTACCAGCAATACGTGCTTCTCTTTCATGTGGAAGATAATCTCGTTCTAATTGTCTACGAGTTGATTGCAACAAAAATGCTTGACCCCAAGGATCATATTCTGGAACATCATCCCACGCTACACGAATAAAGTTGTACCCTTCTTCTTTGTTCCAGAATTTACTTACTAATCCATTCAATCCTTTTAATGGAGTAAATGAACATAATACTTTACCTTGTGTAGTAGCTGTACGAGTTACAATTTCAGAGAAAAAGTCATCTGGTGGTTGTTCGTCAAATACAGCTAAGTTTAATTTAAAACCTTGTAACTGTCTTACTTCTTGGGTGTAGTTAGCAAAAAGGAGATAGCTATTTGTTCCGGAGGCATGTCGTACTTCCACTCCAATACAATTAGCTCCATCGTTACGCATAGTGTTAGTAACAATACAATCACGTGGTATCGCTCCGCTTCCCAAATTTTCTTGAATTTTAACATCTTGAGTCCCTAGTAATTCGTTTTGTAATACTAATGCTACTTGACTCCAGCCCTCACCTGCTACCATACAAGTAATAGGTTTTTCAAAACGATATCCTTCCCACCAATCTGGATATAAGCCAGTTAAATGCATTGCTGTTTCATAACAAGTACTTACTGTTTTACCAATACGATTGGCAGCAAGAATACCTCTGCGCTCATGTTCACCAGTTTTAAAAAACTTTAATTGATGTTCAAAAGGTCTAAAGTATTTAAGCTGATGATACTTCATATCTTCGCATACATCTATTGCCAAGTCTTCAAGACTACTCTTTAATGGTCCTGGGATAGTTTTTAATGCGTCAATAGTTAATTTATTTTCATCAACTACATAACGTAACGCTCTTGCCATTAGCGTTTCTGTACCTAACATTATGTACCTATTAATTCAGTAAGTACATCTCGGAATGTTATTAACTCATCAACTGTAAAAACATAATTGATATTAATATCTTCAATATCATCTTTGTTAAAACGAAAATTTATATGAGTTTGGTCATCTATTAATTTAGCACAAACTATATCAAATCCAGAATCTTCATTACATGCAATATTCATTATTCGTCCTCGTAAGGATAGTGTTGATTCATAATAGTTAGATGATATAATGCATGAGTTAATGCATTAATTTCTTCTGGAGTACCTGCCCATGTCTTAACATCTAACGGATCTATTGGTTTCTTTGTAAGTAAACCCTGTAGTCGTTCAGTTGTTAATCGCATACAATGTTCTATCTGTCCTGGGAAACGATCTTTAAATGCAACTCTATGTGCTTTATTAATCTTTTGCAAAATGATAGTATCTTTAACTAGATTAACTTCTTTGTTTCTTTGAGCAATATGAATTTCATTATCTCTAGGAGATATTAAATTAATATCAGAACCATCAGTTCGTTTTATCATTTGTCTAAGTTCCAAGGATTGCCAATAGCGTCACGATTCAATGAACCAAATTCACGATCAACCCATACATCCCACTGATTAGACTTATTAACTTTAAGTGACTGCATCATTGAACGCAATCTACGACCAATAGGTGTTAATGTTCCATCACTACGCATAACAGTTTGTTCACCTGTTCTTGGATCAATCCATTTAATTACTTCGGGACGATTACGACCAAACTTATCAATCTTATTTCCATGAGGTTGTTTGCTTAGTGGACCTAGTATCTCATAACTGATTTCACCAGTCTTGTATTTTCTAAACATACACATAGCTTTTTTACCTCTTGCTCGTAAATCACTATCTGGATGAGGTACAAAAGGTGTATAAAAACTATTTTGTATTTCTGATTCTGGAGGCAAGTCTAGATCTCTTTTTGGTATAGCTTTTAAAGGATCTACTGGGACTAAATCCATTTTATCAATGTATGGATTTTCACTTCCAAGAAATTTATCTTCAACAGCAGCACCATTCAATACATCCATTGCAATCTGATATTTTAATTTATTGGCACGACCTTTAAGGTTTAATACGACTCCAGTTTCATCGTAGACAAATCGTTCTAGTTCTTTTGCAGTTGGAAAATCAGTCATTAATCCATCAATATCATACTCTTGTTCAGATATTTGAATTATTTTTGTTTTTGCTGGGTTGAATGAATCAGTTTTTCTATCAAGGTCAATATTATCATTGCTTGAAAGATCAAGTGTAGTTGAATCCCAAATGCTATCTGATTCGGGTGTTTTTGAAGGTGTTGTTTTTTTGTTCATATCTTTTCTTTTCTTTTCTAAAAAAGTAAGAGTGACCCCATGCCACTCTTACTTGCTTTAACAGTATGCTTACACGATAGTATTTATCACTTCTTAGGTGACTTATATTTACCTGGAAGTTTAGAACCATTACTTGTTGGGTTAACATTAGGTCCTGTGTTGGCGTGTAAACTTTCAACAGTAGGATCTATGAATGGTTTCATTCCACGACCGCGATTAGCAACTGCATTAGTTACCATATCTGCTAATGCTGATTTTTCACCAGTTGATTTTACTTTAATAAACTCATCACGCTTGCTTGGCGTACCACTGTTGCCAGTAGTTGGGCCACGCTTTTGATTGATGGATTTTGATTGTGAGTTAGATGTATTAGTTCTCATACTTGATTACCTTTCGTTGGACCACGACCGACATTAATTTTGTCTGCGTTGCCCTTATAATTTTGTCCACATACTGGATCCCAACTACGTGTCTCAGGAAAGCGACCACCACCACTAGTACGAACTTGTGGACCACGATTAATGTTGTCACGAACTGAACCTTGTTTTGGTAATGCAGGCATTACTCTAGCATCTGGGTATGTGCTATTGTCATCGCTTTTGTTACCAACTGTTGGACCACGTCCTTTATTGACTAATCGTCCGTCATTCATATAACCTGTGTGTTGGTTAGTTTGATATTTACGTGAACGAGTAGGCGACATACTTGCCGCGCCGTCAAAGCCTAAATTTGTATCGCTTTGTGTTATTGAATTTGGTTTCATTTTGTTTTTCCTTTAGAAGATTTTTTTGCAGTTTTTGCTGACTCTTTAAATGCTTTAGCTGTGGGCGCTCCCTTAGTACCAGGCTTACGCATTGTTTCATTAGACCCACTTTTTATACGTTCTCGTTTTTTATGTATATTTGCATATAATCCGTTTTTCATATATCTATTTATTCTTTCTGTATACCAGTAAGTTTGGCTAATGCTTCTGCAAAAGCTATCTTTTTAGCTTCAATTTGATCCTGACTATCAGTGACTTCAATCTTAGCAATTGTATTCATTACTTTGTTCAATATCAAATTGTGATATTTTACGGTTAACTGCGAATCTCCGTTCGTTCTAGCTTTTAAAAAATCCTCAACTAATAAATCTTCGTATTTTCTACCTTTAGTTTGAGTTTTTAATGTATCTAATAAACCACCAATAGTTACTTGTTCAGTAGACCCTTTTGGTCTACCTGCACCGGGACGATAGCCGCCCTTGCCCTTTTTCTTTGGCTGTTCAATTTCTGTATCTTTTTCCATATCAGTATTTATCTTTATATTAAATAGTAGATTGAAAGGAAATGCAATGAACTATACTTGGTCTCCTGCTACTGGAGTTGATGTAGTAGCAATAGTCGCAATGGCTGAAAGCAATTTTCAGAGTGAAATTGACACTATATTTGATCCTCAACCCGTAACTTACAGCAGAAACATTACATTAGCTGTTGTCAATCAATTCTATGGTCCTCTTTCTACTTTATTAAGTGTTGCAAAAGATGATAATAGTAAACTACTAGCATATACGTGGGCAACAAGTACTGAAACTAGTCCCTGGAGTGACGACAAAATGGTCGTCATACGTATGGCTCATGTTGATTTACAACTATCACCTAAAATTAGAATACAATTACTAAAAGACATGTTCAAACTATGGGAATCTTTCGCAACATATGCTCAAGTACCTATAATCTGTTCTACAACTATGCGTAAAGATCAATCTGGCTTTCTAAAGCTACATGCTAAAGAAGGCTATGACATTCGCGGAAGCTATGCTTACAAAAAGATTAGTGCTTAACAAACTCGCCTGCCAATTCGTTGATGCCCATACTAGAAAGACACAAAATCATATGGTTCTTGATAGCACCGTTGGTGTCTTAACTTAATCTAATGTAGACCTTAGCATCCAAATAGATTTTTCTAAATCTAATGCTTGATCTTGACCGTAATTACTAATTTCTTCTAATCCTTCATTACTAGCAATAACAATTAGTGCTTTATAATCGTCTAATAAATGTTCTAAATCCATCATTACAGATTCTAGTAAAGTATCTGCTGAACCTTCAATAGTATCTGTAGGTATTGTACTGTCATTAATAACATCATTGATATTGCAGGGCATGTACTCTTGCATTGTACGTAATATTTCACCTATCTTATCAATTTGCTCTTGTCTGCGTTCATAAACACCTTGAAGTAATTTATGATCACTACGAAAGTTTCTTCCAGTAATATTAACATGTGCGGCGTGACTGCGAAAGTATGCTACAAAATTATTATTAAAGACAGTTGTTAGTTGTTCTGCTGTTGTCATCTTTTTAAGCCTTGTTTTTTACGTAGTTCTTCAGCAGCTTTTAAAGTAGCGATTTCTTCAGGGCTAGTATAAAATAATCCCATACCTACTTGTGCTGCTGGCAATAATTTACTTAACGCTAGTTTTCTTACAATGTTACTTGCTTGGTCAACAACGCCTAGACGAGATTGAGGTGCAGCAGGAGCTGCAGGTGCAGTGGTAGTGGGCACATTGTAAGTTGGCGCAGGTGCAGTGGTAGTGGGCACATTGTAAGTTGGTGCTGTTTTGCTCATTTGAGATGTTTGTCTAGCGTCAAATCGTTGCTGAATACCTTCTGCCATTTTCATTTGTGCATTGGCCTGTGCCGTTCTTGCGGCAGCACTTTCTTTCATGGCATCAAATCCACTTTTGAGTGTGCTGGCACCATATAAACCTGCACCACCAATGGCCACTGGCAGTGCGTACGGTGCCACAGCAGCACCAACTGTGCCCAGTGTTTCTCCAAAAGAAGTTTCAGTTGTGCCACCATAGTCAGGCACAGTTTCGTCAACACGTATAGGAGTATCAGCAGATTGCTCTGGACTTACAGGAGCAGGTGCTGTGGAATTGCTGGATGATTTTTGTTCTTCCATGTAAGCACGAATATCTTCATCGCTGAATCCTGCTTGGCGTAATTTATTAATTTCTTCTTCCATATTATTTTCCTGTTATGGCACGCATTGCGGCTATCTTTGACTGCTGTGTTGGATACACAAACTTTTGTGTTTGTGTATCGTAATTGGGGGTAGAAAATACATTAAAGCTATGGATACTGGCGTTTCTATAGAATGCTTGTGTATCATCATCCTTTTTCTTGCGCCAATCGTGTCCAAACTTCTGCACCATTTGACTGTCAATGTAGTTGAGTCTGGCCTTGTAGATTCCTTCGTATTGACGATTCAACAGGTCTTTTTCTTTGCCCCAAACTGCTTCCAGTTGTGATTGCGTTTTGTAAATGTCTCTGTTGGTGTTTAAGAAATCTTGTTTGCGTTTGTTGATGTCACCAGCAAATTGACTGCGTGTCAATCCTGTAAGTGCAGCAAACGCTGGCAAGTCACCAATATTGGTCATGTTGGCTGCTTGGTTCATTCTTATGTCTGCATCAGATTTGGGACCTTCGCCTGCATTTTCAGCTAGAGTCTTGGCATTGATGCTGGTGTTCATTTGCACAAATTCTTTTAAAGCACTCAATTGTTCAGCAGGAATGCTAATATTACGCAAATCTTCGCTGAGTCTGAGTCCATTAGGATCTTCAGTACGAGCATACACACCACTCACGGCATCACGCAACACTGCACGAGCCTTGTCATAACTAGTACCTGATCCACGGTATATACCCATTATAGGACTATTGGGTCCTGTCAACATGCTAACCTGTGTTCTGCGTGTGTCAGCAACAAACTTGCCGTCGTCACCTTTTTTCTGCACTTCAGGAATGACTTTTTCAACAAATTGTTTTTGTTCAGCTACGTTAACATCTATGCCTCCTTCGGCTGCTGATTTAGCAAGTGCCTTGCGCTGTTCATAAGCATCAAAACTTTCGCCTGGTCTACGAGCACCACCACTAACAGCGCCTGTACCACCTAAACTATTTTTATATTGTACTAACTTATTTTTTTCATTATTAAGAATACCTAATCTGTTTGTTTCTGTAGGTGGTGTACGTTTGATTTCGCGGTCTAATGCCGCAATGTCNGNATNTACTCTAGTAACTTGTTCATTAGATANTGGGGCTGGTTGTACTGGNGCTGCTACTGTTGGAGCCGCTTCNGATGGCATAGACATTGTTGGTCTACCTTGAGCATCATATAACGGAATGCTTTGTTGTGGTGGTTGATTAACTGTTGTAGAAGGCATACCACCGCCTCTAGGCATTGGTAATGTTCTTATTAATTCTTGAACTTTACGAATTTCGGATCCATCACCTGGATCAGCTTTTGCTGCTGCTTCCATTAATGTTTTTGCTGCTGCTTCGCTTGGTTTAGCAATAAATTCGTTTGTTAATCTATTGACTTGCATAATATTTTGAGTAGCAATATCACTACCAATACCATATGCACGTAAATTATTAGTAGCACCACTATAACGTTTACCATTAGTATCAACTAATTGAATACCTTGCGGAGTAGTACGCTCATAGTATATTTCGCCTGTAGTAACGTCTTGCATTTTACCAGTATGAGTAACTGTACCTTTAACTGTTTGGGCGCCAGCGGTTGCAGTAACTAATTCATTAGCTGATAACTGTTTGCCAGTAGTGGCATTGTAACCTGATATTGGCGTACCGTTTGCAGCAGTCTTAATTAAATAAGGAGTACCATCAGCACCCATGACTGCTGATTCTTTACCAATGCCTAACTTGGCTGCTTCTGTTTGTGCAGATTGTTCCATACCCAATGCACCATACATAATAGCTTTTAACCAACTACCTTCAGTAGTCTTTTTACGTATTGAACTTTCTAAGTCATCTGGTGACATAGTTTTTAATTGTTGTTGTGCAGTTGCAAAGCCTTTTTCGTTATTCAATAAATTAGCAGCCTGTTCTCTTGCACGACTACGCATCCATTCAGGTGCATTTTGATCCTGACTCATTTTGATTAATGCGCCTGGATCTTCTTGCGCTGCTTGATACATATCTAGATGTTGTTGAACAGGATGACCATAACCTGTTTGTTCCCCTAGGGTTGCCGGTTGTTGACTTTGGTCAACGTTCTGCAATGGTTGAGGTTGCATTTGTGGCAATGTTGCTGGTTGACCCATTTGCATATTTTGTTGTTGCACTTGCTCAGGCAACTGTAAGCCTAAGCCTGAATCACCTTGTGATGAACTTAATTGATACATAGATGCTGGATCAACAGGACCAACTTGGCCTGCCATTTCTCGGCGACGGCGTTCTTCTTCTGTTTCGTAACCTGATGTATTTGATAAACTGTAATCTGCGTATGCCATATTTTAACCTTATAAG